CTATAGGGGGTTTTAGGAATTGACCTTCTACACCTGCACCTCAGCCCTGATGGAGAACGAGCATGCTTGAGAAAGAGATCGAACAGCAGCTGGTGAGGGCTGTAAAAAAGATGGGAGGCCGGGCGGTGAAGTTCATGAGCCCTGGCTTTGACGGGATGCCCGACCGCCTGGTGCTGCTACCCGGTGGCAAATGCGGCTTCGTGGAAGTGAAGGCCCCGGGAAAGAAGCCGAGGGCACTCCAACTGGTAAGGCATGAAATGCTGAAGGCATGGGGCTTCAAAGTATACGTCCTGGATGCCATAGGTCAGATAGAGGAGATCATCGATGAAATTAGTCATTGAATGCGATTGGTGCAAAAAGAAATTTGAAAGGGAAAAATGTCAGATCAAGAAACACAACTTTTGTTGCCGGACGTGCATGTATGATTTCAGCAGCAAGACAAAGAACCCTGACGGATACCATACGTTGAAGGATCTTAGCAAAGCAGGCGAAACGCTGAGCAGGCTTAACAAGATACTCAACCTTTCTAGAATGACACCTGCAACTAGAGAAAAACTACGCCAAGCGCGGCTTGGATCAGGTGAGGGGAAAACCTATACGAAACGTTACGGGAGACATGAGCATAGGGTTGTCGCTGAAGAAATCCTTGGCAGGCCTCTCAGGAAAGGCGAGGTTGTCCACCATATCGACGGGAATCGCCGGAACAATCTTCCGGGTAATCTGAGAATCTTTGCCTCTCAGGCGGAACATGCAAGATTCCACAATGAGTTAAACAAAGTGCTCGCAATGCTGGAGAGCTGAGAAGATGATGTATACCCCACATGCATACCAAACATTCGCCACAGAATTCATCGAAAGCAATGCCATCTCTGCCGTGCTGATAGCCTGCGGATTAGGGAAAACGATCATCACTCTGACGGCGGTGCACAACCTGCTCTTCGATTCCTTCGACGTGCGCAAGGTCCTGGTCATCGCCCCCCTTCGTGTTGCCAGGGACACGTGGCCCGCCGAGATCGGCAAGTGGGACCACCTCGGGCTGCTGAGGGCATCGGTGGCGGTAGGAAACACTACCGAAAGGATCTTAGCTTTACAACGCAAGGCCGACCTGTACATCATCAACCGCGAGAACGTGCAGTGGTTCATCGAGGAGTCCGCCCTTCCCTTCGACTTCGACATGGTCATCGTCGACGAGCTCTCATCGTTCAAGAACCACCGCTCCAAGCGCTTCAAGGCGTTGATGAAACGCCGCCCTGTGATCAGGCGCATCGTGGGGCTCACCGGCACCCCGACCAGCAACGGCCTGATCGACCTGTGGGCACAGTTCAAGCTGTTGGACAAGGGAGTGCGGCTGGGAAGGTTCATAACGTCCTACCGGGATGCGTACTTCACGCCCGACAAGCGCAACGGCCAGATCGTGTTCAGCTACAAGCCCGCCCCCGGTGCTGAGGAGAGGATCTACAGGGCGATCGAGGACATCACCATCTCGATGAAAGCTCAGGACCATATCAGGATGCCCGAATTGGTGAGCAGCGAGTATCGCGTCACCCTCAGCGATGATGAGCGGGCGGTGTATGAGAGGCTTCGGAAGGATCTGGTCCTCGATGCCTCCGGAGGTCAGGTGACCGCGGCCAATGCTGCGAGCCTTTCGGGCAAGCTGCTGCAGCTGGCAAACGGCGCGGTGTACACCGATGACGGTAATACCATTGCCCTCCATGATCGAAAGCTTGATGCACTGGAGGATCTCATCGAGGCAGCCAACGGGCAAAGCGTGCTGGTGGCGTATTGGTTCAAGCATGACCTGGCGCGGATCACCGGAAGATTGGAGAAGCTGGGAGTAGTGTTTTCCGCTTTAGACTCGAGTGAGAGTATCCGAAATTGGAATGCAGGAGAGTTGCCGGTTGGGCTCATCCACCCCGCATCAGCAGGTCACGGATTGAACCTCCAGGGTGGTGGCAATTTCCTGATCTGGTTCGGCCTGACCTGGAGCCTTGAGTTGTATCAGCAGACAGTGGCACGCCTCTGGCGTCAAGGGCAGAAGTCCGAGACTGTGGTGGTCCAGCACATCATCATCGAAAAGACCATCGACGAGCGTATCATGCAGGTCCTCGCGGGCAAGGCTCAAAGCCAGGACGCCCTCATAGAAGCGGTGAAAGCGGAGCTAAGTGGGGGTGCGCAATGACTGAGGCAAGCATGAGGCATCTGGCAGCTGCGATCGTGGACCGAGCAGTGATGGACTGGCAGAAGACAGTAACCCAATTGAAGGACAATCCCGACTACCAGCATGCATGGGCTGCTAAGGATGAGATCGAGAGATTCTTCGAGAGCGAGTGGTTTGACCTGCTGTGCGACATCAACCCCGAATACACTAAGATCCACCTACAGGAGGTAAGAGCATGAAAGCAAAGGAATATCTGTCCCAGGCATGGTATCTGGACAAGCGCATCAAGACCAAGGAACGTCAGCTCGATTGGCTTCGAAGCCATGCCGTTTATGTCTCCCCCAAACTCGCCGAGGTGCCCAAGGCTCCGTCGATCCGGAGATCTCCCGTCGAAGAGGCCGTGGTACGCATCACCGAGTTGGAGAATGAGATCAATACTGGAATCGCCCAGTTGATGCGACTCAAGACAGAGATTGCCGAAGCGATCCACAGCGTCAACAGCATGGAATGCGAGACGCTACTGGAGATGCGCTACCTTGCCTTTCTAAGTTGGAACCAGATCGCCTCCCAGCTGAATTACAGCCAGGACTACATCTACCACCTGCATAGGAAAGCGCTGGGGTTGGTGAGGGCCCCTTCAACGTGATATTCTGAATAGAAATTTATTATCTGAAAATTATTCATGGAGTATAAATATGGGTATTGATGAAGATCAGATGAGAGATGAATATCTGCAAGAAATATCCGACAAAGAACAGGAAGAATTGGAATCACATAAGCATGAAATCCAAGAGTTCAAGAGATACTCTAGTACTTATGGAATATTCATTCCTCAAGAATCGATTTTGTATGCTCACACCATCGGAGTTGTTGTCAGACAAAAGAATATCTTAGCAAGCATGCTCCCAGAACTTAAAGCAGATAAAGAAGGATTGTTCTCGTGGGATGGTATAATCAAGCATCTATCAAATAAGAATCGCAATGGTTTTTTCTATCATAACAAGTTCATGGTAATGTTCCATCCTTTTTTTCGAAGAGGTTTTTCCGAAAACGCCAATTATGATCCAGGAATTGTAAAAGCATTTATATATGAAGGACAAAAAAGAAATCAGGCATTATCAATTGCTCTGGATGTTAACAGGTTGAGAATCAATGTTGATGATACCTATTATGCCGAATATGATACTTGGTTTGGCCCACGTTTCCATGAAGATATCATGATTATCCCCGATGGACCTGCAAAATTGGCTCCACCACTAGGATGCGATAAATCACTATATGAGAGATGGTTCTCAAATACTCAATTTCTCAACATTCTCTGGACTTCCCATGAAGGAATAAGAGAATTCCAGCTCGAGGAAGTGAAGGATGAGAATATTAAGGTTTTCTACCAAGGGAGAATTTATCATCCAGTAAGATATATTCATGCCGAATTCGATATAGAGAATGCCACATTTAGGCATCTGGATGGAGCTGTTCATCTTTATACCGACCATGAGTACAGCATAAGGATTCAAGAAAACTTGAATATCAATGTGGAGAATTACAGGGGTAATATCAAACCTTTATCGATCAAGCTATTCAAAATTAACGGTCAGATTCAAACAGATCAGTTTGTTGACTATTGCAGCCTATTCTTGACCCACGACCCCCTCATTCATGAATATTTTACGGGAGAATTACCGGAATACTGCGCTAAGGCAGTAAAATATTATCAGTCAGAAAACAAAGCATGAAAAAATCCAGAAATGAGGGGTTTAAAACTTTTGTTGGTGATACTCTCCCTGCAATCAGAAGATAAAAATTGATTGTATTCCAAAGTTAAGTAAAGACAGGTTGTTATCTTTTTTTATATGTTGTCGTAAGCTTATTCTCTATTTTTAGAATGTCACGACACATAACCCTACTGAGATTTCATTCCCTGAATAACACTTTCTGAATTTAATAAAAAGAAATAATTTCCTGCTGTATTCAACAGACTAAATGGATAATCATCCGTAATCGGGTATCTAAAATCAATTCTCTGGTTGGGATCCTCATTAATTTCAATCTCTGTTATACCAGGTCCGAATTTGAGATGAGTATGTTTCTCAGTCCGCACAACAAGTATCCCCAATGGGTAGAATGACATCAATGATCCCGTAAAAAGCAATTTTGGTTTGCCTAAAGCACATAAACTAATATTTGGATAGAAATGAATTCGTGGATAAGGGTGCACCCATAGGTGAATTGAAAAGTCGGAGAGATACGAGAGGTCTGAAGTGCGCAAGAAATTCCTAATTTTATTTTTTGTATAATTGGCATTCAGATCTATTTCTTGACTTAACGACTCCTGATTATCTGGAATTGCAATTAAATGGCCCAGAAGCGAGCGTAGCAAGTTTATTTTGTTGACTTGTACTGCAAGTTTACTAAATAGAAGTGTTTCACGAAGTTTCAGATAGGTATCAACTTCTTTTGCAAATTTAATTAAATATTGATCAACTGACCCTAGAGAATTATTGCAATTCTCACATATCGAACGTACCCTTAGTCCCTTAATTTGTGCAGTATATGGGATAGAAATCTCGACATATTCATCATTGAAACAACCCCTTGGAGGAATGTGATCTTCTGATAGTTTTGCATATTTGCCACAAATTCTACAGTAACCTTTTTTAACTTGATTATAGATGGAGGATGTCAAACGTACTTTCTCCTTATTTACAAAGAGAATAACATTATTTATCGCTTATAACGAGATATGGTTTTTCTGTCATTCCATCTCATCCCTTCTAGGCGTATTCATGTTGCCTTTGTTTCCTCTTAGTAGATGAGAAATTCTGACATAGATGCTTTAACTCTGATGTCGTTACCAATCGTTAAATTATCAGAAAATAACAGTTGTGCTCAGTAGGCCTTCTTTGCTACTGTACACTCAGACAAGTCCATACGGAGCTCGGGAATTATCCCGGGCTTTTTATTTGTCCGTGTTTTGACTATCAATAAGTGAGACCCGGCGGTATTGACCGAGCCTCTGCTGCGAGGCCTTCCGCAATTCTCCAGATTCAACCGTTGGCTCGTTCATTCTACTACGCGTTCAAAGTCCACGCAAGGAAAGCCCATGCCCTACAAACCCAAGCGACCATGCAGCCATCCAGGCTGTCCGCAACTCACCGAAGGACGGTACTGCGAGGAGCATGCTAAGCTGGCGGCGAAAGCCTACGAACGAGATCAACGGGATCCGGGTACGTACAAGCGATACAGTTCATCATGGAGGAAAGCCAGGAAAACATTTCTTGACGGGCATCCTTTCTGCGAGCTGTGTCGGCGGCAGGGAAGAATGACACCGGCAACGGTCGCCCATCACATCAATGCCACCAGATATGGTGGTTCTGATGACGAGGAGAACCTCATGGCACTATGCAACAGGTGCCACTCGGCCCTTCACGGGCGCCAGAGAGACAGATGGAACGTTAAAAGGTAACTATTTGTAGCGTCAACCCTAGGGGTATCTGAATCTCTACACCATATATGGTGTACAACGGGCAGGGGCAATCACGCGTAAAAATGGGAATTCAAACGGGGGATTGACCCCCGTCTTTTTGTAAGGGGACGTAGCATGGCAAAGGACGGCACCAACCGTGGTGGAGCACGCATAGGCGCGGGAAGAAAACCCAAGGCGCTATCCGAGAAAATCCACGAAGGCAAAGCTGCCCGCGTGGTGCAGTTGCCCGAGGCTCCCGAGCTACAAGGCGCGGATATGCCACCTGTCAAATATTACCTGACAGTCACCCAGAAGAGTGGTATCGAGCTCGATGCTGAAGAGGTCTTTCAGGAGACATGGGATTGGCTCAAGAGTATGCGCTGTGAGAATTTGGTCAGCAGCCAGATCATCCACCAATATGCAATGGCGGTGGCACGCTGGATCCAGTGCGAGATGGCCGTCAGCGAATACGGCTTCCTCGCCAAACACCCGACCACAGGGGCTGCAATCGCTTCTCCGTACGTGGCGATGAGCCGTGAATACATGAAACAGGTGAACCAGATCTGGTATCAGATCTTCCAGATCGTGAAGGAGAACAACAGTGCCTCATATCAAGGAGCAAATCCACAGGATGATCTGATGGAACGACTGCTCACTACCAGGCGTATCCGCTAGGAAATCAAACAATCAAAGGAATTCATACATGAAACACTACCTCATCTCCGAGAGTGTCTGCCAGGGACATCCAGATAAACTGTGCGACTATATCGCTGACTCGATACTCGATGCCTGTTTGAGCAGCGATGCCTACTCGCGCGTGGCCTGTGAGGTCATGGCAACCAAGGGCCGCATCATTGTCGCCGGAGAGATCACCAGCCGCACCAAGGTCAACATACGCCAAACCGTACGGACTGCCCTCGCAGAGAGCGGCTACAACCCCAAGGAATTCACCATCAGTGTGTTCCTGCACAACCAAAGTTCGGACATTGCAGGAGGCGTCGATACCGCCCTGGAGATCAGGGATGCCGAAGGTCAGGTGGATGAGTTGGGAGCTGGGGACCAGGGCACAGTCTATGGCTACGCAACCGACGAGACACCAAGTGGCATCCCATTACCACTTGATCTTTCCCATCGCATCTGTATGTGTTTGGACCGGTGCCGCAAGGACGCAGCCATACTGGGCATCCATAGCGACGGTAAAGCACAGGTATCGGTCGAGTACGAGGATGGTAAGCCAAAACGCGTGGCGGCGATCATCGTCTCGGTGCAGCATGATCGTGATAAGAACTTGGATACCCTAAAGGGAGAAATCATCAAGCGGGTGCTCTACCCTGCCTTCGAAGATTTCCCGTTCGATGCGCACACCCGCATCCTCATCAACCCATCCGGCCGTTTCGTTGAGGGAGGACCTGCTGCCGATACCGGTCTCACAGGCCGCAAGATCATGGTGGACACCTATGGGGGTCTCGCCCTGCATGGCGGAGGAGCCTTCAGTGGAAAGGATGCGACCAAGGTCGACCGAAGCGGAGCCTACATGGCACGCATGGTGGCCAAGCACATCGTTGCCGCCGAGTTGGCCAGCCGCTGTGAAGTGGCCATATCGTACGCCATCGGGAAGGCTGAGCCGGTTGCTGTAAATGTACACACCTTCGCCACCGGCAAGGTGGGTGATGAGCAGCTCACCGAGGCTGTTCGCACCGTCTTCAGCCTTAAGCCGAGCGACATCATCGATCAGCTGGGGCTGCGCAGTCCCATATACAACCTCACCTCCTGCTACGGCCATTTCGGTAATGCGCTGTTCGCATGGGAACAGGTGAGCGAGCGGTATAGCGAAGCGCTCAGGAATGAACTGGAACAACACGATTGAAAGGAAACACACCATGAGAATCCAGAAGATGAGACTGTCGGATCTGAATCCGGCGAAATACAATCCGCGCAAAGCGCTCAAGCAAGGCGATCCCGAGTATGAAAAGCTTAAGAGATCACTGGAGCAATTCGGCTACGTCGAACTTATCGTAGTCAACATCGCCAACGACAATACCGTCATATCCGGCCACCAACGGCTGAATGTTCTAAAAGACATGGGAGTAGCTGAAGAGGACTGCATCCTGGTCGAACTAGATGTCGACAAGGAGAAAGCCCTCAACATCGCCATGAACAAGATCAATGGCGAATGGGACAAGGACAAGCTGGCCTTGCTCATCACTGAGCTGCAGGGGCAGGACTTCGACATCTCGCTCACCGGTTTCGACCCGGCTGAGATCGACGACCTGTTCAAGGACTCGCTTGCCGAGGGCGTGCATGACGATGACTTCGATGTGAATGCCGAGCTGGAGAAGCCCGCGATCACCAGAAATGGGGACCTCTGGAAGCTGGGAAGGCACCGCTTGGTATGCGGGGACAGCACCAAGGCAGAGACATTCGAGCTGCTCATGGCAGGCTCCAAAGCAAACCTGGTGGTCACCGACCCACCGTACAACGTCAACTATGAGGGCTCGGCCGGCAAGATCAAGAATGACAATATGGCAAACGAGGCCTTCGCCCAGTTCCTGCTCGATGCCTTCACCAATACTGCATCCCATATGGCAGACGATGCCTCAATCTACGTGTTCCATGCCGATACCGAGGGGCTGAACTTCCGCAAGGCCTTCAGCGAGGCGGGCTTCTACCTCTCGGGTACCTGCATCTGGAAGAAGCAGTCGCTGGTGCTCGGTCGCTCGCCCTATCAGTGGCAGCACGAACCGGTGCTCTTCGGATGGAAGAAGAAGGGCAAGCACCAGTGGTACACCGGGCGTAAGGAATCGACCATCTGGGAATTCGACAAGCCCAAGCGCAACGGCGAGCATCCGACGATGAAGCCAGTGGCCCTGATCGCGTATCCGATCATGAACTCGTCGATGAGCAATACGCTGGTGCTTGATCCGTTCGGCGGTAGTGGTAGCACGCTGGTCGCCTGTGAGCAGACCGAACGGAGCTGCGCCACCATCGAGCTGGATGAGAAGTACTGCGACGTCATCGTCAAACGCTATATCGAGCTTGTCGGATCCTCAGCCGGGGTCATCGTGCAGCGCGACGGACTGGATTACTCCTACGAGGAAGTCGCCACCGAGGGGGCACAGGATGGATGAAATCACCCTGATCACCACTCTCGCGGTATGCCTGTTCGGATCGGGAGGCATCGTGCTGTGGCTGCTCAACCGACTGGCAAAACGGAGCGACGACCGCCACGGTTATGCGAAGGACCTCAAGGATATCAAGAATACAATCACCAAGATCCAGATGGGTCTGGTCATGGCGCTGGAAAACGACAAGGTCATCTTCAAGTCGCTGAGGACCCATGAGATCAACGGAGAATCCGAGGAGCAGGAGAAGAAGATGGACGATTACTTTCTATCACTGCTTGGCAGCAAGGGGGAGCATACATGATCCTCAGTGCCATATTACTTGCCTTCGCCGCCTTTTTAGGCTTGGTGATGGAGCTCTACAAGAAAAGCCTTCGCCGTGACAGGGCAAGCGAGAACGAG